CCGGCAGCGTCGCCCTCTTTAATCATTACCTTTAGAAAGTAATGAGAGGGTCCTCAACAGGTGTAGGTACACCGCACCCTGGCCGCCCGGAGTAAATAACTGGTTAATCAACCAGAAGTTTCTCTCCTGATTAAATAGGGTCATCCCTTTCGGGGGACCTCCCCACCTACACGGCGTAGTAGACTATTGCATACAAGCCCCCTAGCAACTAAATGCTGAAAGGGTCCCATAAGATGGGATAAGTTGCATGAATATCCTACGTACGGTGGCAACTTAGATTAAAATAATGAAAATAAATTCATCAAATTTAATCCAGGTTACTGAACGTGTAGTGATTTGGTTAGTTAAAGCTTTTAAGCTAGAACTTACTTTATCATTAAATACGTACCGGGCTCTAATCCATCAGCTTGGTAAAGTACAGAAGTGTAGAGGAGATGAGGCATTTATTAAATACCTCAAATTCACTAGACTAGCTCTACAGAAATATATCTGTGGTCAGCCACTTGTACAAAGCCAAGATGGGGTTGGATTAACCTCTGCGGGAATACCCAAAGTTCTCGGGCCTTGGATTCATAAACTTGAAAGTTCTTCATCACCCCTAAGTCATCACGACTTAGCAGTTTTGTTAACAATCTTGAATATGTCCAGGGCCCTAAGAGCCGGTAAAACTGTTGACACAGATCCTATATCAGCGTCCGCGAAATCGCGACCCGTTGATATCGGGAAACATGTCAATAGTTTCTGGCTTGAACTTGGGTTTTCTAAGCGACCCTTGAAAGAATGTCCAAGTTCTGCCCGCTTTAGAAGATTCCATCTTTCCACAAAAGTTGGTCCTTCGAAATTATCGAAGACTAACGCTATGTGGCACTCTATTAGTGACCTACTAGCATTACCTCCTGCTCTTTATGAAGCAGTCGGTTTTGTCGGTGGTAAACTATTAAGAGAGAAGATGGATCTTATTAAAGAAGCAGTTCTTCATATCCCCGAATTAGGTAACTTTTTACAAGTTACTCCTTCGGACAAGATAAGAAGACTATCTTGGTTTCCTGATAAGGAACTGAAGGTAAGAGTTATTGCTATTTTAGACTATATGTCTCAAACAGCTTTAAGACCCTTACACCAGTTTCTTTTTAAGGTGCTAAGACGTATTCCTCAGGATATGACGTTTGACCAAAACGCTTTTACTTCACTTGATATAAGTGGAGTAGTTTATAGTATCGACTTATCGTCGGCTACAGACCGATTCCCTATATGGGCAATCGAAAGAGTGTTAGAAGGCCACTTTCCATATAATTATGTGAAAAGTTGGCAGTCAATTATGACTGGTTACCCTTTTGAGTGTACCCTACCTGATAGAAAGACTGTTAATCTTTCTTACGGTGTGGGACAACCAATGGGGGCTTACTCTTCTTGGTCCTCATTTGCACTAGCGCACCACTATGTGGTGTACTACTGTGCAAAAGAGCTACAAATTCCTTGGCATAGCGCTAAATACGCTATGCTTGGCGATGATATAATTATATATCATAAGGAACTTGCTGAGTCATATATGCAGTTTATAACCAATTTAGGGGTCGAGTTTTCTTTACAGAAAACTTATATTTCTCCCCACTTCTTCGAATTTTCTAAAAGATTATTCTGGAAGGGGAAAGAAGTATCCCCTTTTCCTATTTCAGCTTTAAGTGGTATCTTATCACAGCATCACGCTGTAGTAAGTACTTTATTAGAGTTGGAAAACAAGGGTTGGGTACCTGCTGTTGAGCCTGCGGAAGCTGCCTCAACTCTTATTGCTAGTATACGAAGTCTTCCTTCTCGTTACGAGAAGAAGATTCGTTTACAAGCAAAGTTTTGTGATCGGGTGATGAGAATCATCCGAGGAACCGTTACTGCTGGAGAGGCGATTACAAGCCTAGCCAGGGATACCGGTTTCCAACTTGATATCAATGATGTTGTAGGACTTAACCTACTTGAAAACATCACTGTAGAAAGTTTCGCAAAATCTAATCCTTTGAATGCACCTAAGAAAGGTGCAGCATTAGGAGACTTAGCTATTAATTTAACTATGCTCCTAACTGGATTGGATGAGTTGAGATCAGAACTTGGTTTCCGGGCCATATATGCTCTCCCTATTCTCCAATTATATGGACAAATAGAGGAAACATATATGGATCTAACTCGGAAAGCCTTTCTTATTTCTACTTCAGGTGGAGGTAATTGGCCTTTGATTTTTAAATCAATGGCTTTACCTTTCTCTGATGGGATCTTTGTTGAAAGATCCAATAGAACTATTTCAAGGGTTTCCTCACATATTGGATCGTCTTTAATAGACCGATTCAAAATGTTGAGAGCTTACCCTCAGTTACTTAATCCTTACTCGACGAGCGCAGCTCTACATCGTAAAGCTGCACCGATAGATAGTCCCTTACCTATTAAGAAGGTTGGGAGATCAGTCGATTGGTGGAAGGTATATTACTCCTTCTGCCTACTTGTTTTATTAATATCAGTAAATGCTGATTTAGTAAGAACAATTTATTTCGACTGGTTGTATCAATTCATTGTTTTCAACTATTCTTTCGAATGGTCGTTAACTGAATGGATTAATACCTTAGTTAATTCTAAGTCTATCATGGAGCCGGATCAGGTAAATGAATTACATGAAAATGTTTACTCACCCTGGTCATCCTGGAAAGTATGGCTAATTGCTTGGTCTTTGACAACCACAGCAACCATACTTTATGGAAGTATCCCAGAGGACGGAATTAATACCGCCCTGGAGATGATTATTACAGGTATTGACCTGGTCATTAGGGAAACCTATGACACAATGATCGATACTTTGAAATCCATTTTCAGGTAGTGTAGAGAGTTATCTATTGTACCCCTATTCGACCAGTAATTCGGCCGAACCTGCTATTTCAAAGCAGTTAGGGAGTGATAGTCAACTCATCTAGGATAAGCCCGGGTTAGTAGCCCGGCCTGGTCACCTTTGACCAGGACCTTATAACGAATCAGGGAGTGATTACCCTGGGGGTGTTATAAGGCACTGTCCCTC